AAGCTCATAGAGCAGACGGTTGTTGATTTCGCTCACGTAGAACGCGAGATCCTCAATCATCTCGTCGGTGAACTTGATCCAGCCGGCGATCTTCTTGAGCTGATCCACAACCACGGTCGGGTCAACGACGTGGATCTGCGGCTTCAGTCCGCCCTCAGCGACAGCAGCGAATCCGCCTTCGAGCGCGGACTCCACGAAGTAGCTGATTGCGTTACCGGTGAGCGTTCCCTGCCCGAGCAGGTCAGCGACGACAAGCCGAGGCCGCACACCGGTGATAATCGTTGTGTCGTACTGCGTCAGCACCGGGCCTTGAAAGACACCGGCCGTGCCGACTACCTGAGTGTCGGCGGCTGCCTTGACCCACTCCGGCGCGGAGACGGTCGCGCCGGACATGCCGCGAACCTCCTTCAGCCGCGCACCGGCGTGCTTCACGAAGTGCTCACCGAGCGAACGAGCGAACGTCTCGTCGGCTTCGTTCACGCCGTCGCCCTTGACGAGCGCGCGACCCATCGTGCCGAGGCTCTTCACAAGCTCGGCAGACTTGTCGGCGGCGGCAATCTGTACGTCGAGCGACTTCACTTCGGCGACGTGACCTTCAACGGTCGCTGTCTCTTCCGCAGTGAGGTCGCGGTCCTTTGCTGCTTCGACTACTGCGTGCGCGCTCGCCAGCTCGGCGGCCCGCTTCTCCTTGAGGTCCACGAGGGAACCCCTTTCTGCCTCACGAGAGGCTGAGAATGGATAGGGTCGCCAGGGTTTTTGCGGACGGGTTACGGCTGGGCTCATCCGAGTCAGCCCCGTCGGGCTGCTGCTCGTTGACCGGACCGGTACCGCTGGCCTTCGCCTGGTCTTCAGTGGTGGAACTGAGGTCGGCCAGCACGACGCCTAGAGCTTCGTAGGCTTCGCGCAGCACGCCCTCGCTTGTTGCCGGGTACTCACGCCCCGGACGCAGGTCGGCAATCGCCTTCACTGCAAGGATTTCCGTCTCCGCGTTCGCGCCGACCGGCACAACGGAGACCTCATAGAGCTTCACGCCGCGCAGCTCGAAGTACCCTTCGCTGCCGGAGCCGTCGTCAGCGGCGCGCACCGCGTCGCCGCCGTCCGTCACGTCGTACGCGAAGCTCATCTGGTTGACGCGGCGACCCTTCAGCAGCCGATACGTCTGCGCCGCTTTCGGCGTGTCAAGGTCAAGCTGCGCCGTCACGAGCAAGCCGTGATCGTCTTGCTCGGCGGTCAGAACTTCGCCGATGTTGTAATCCGGGTCGGCCATGTTGTGGCCCCACAGCAGCGGAATCGGCGCGTCGCTGTCGGCCCACTCCGCAAGCGTCTTGTCGAACGCGCCGGGCACGAGCACGTCGCCGTAAGAGTCGCGGTTACCGAACACGGCTGCGTACGCCGTGAACTGGCCGACGTTCAAACCGTCGTCCGGGCCAGCCTTGATCTTGACGGAAAGGTCTTTGATCTTCACTGGTTCTCCAAAGGTGCGAGCTTGAGCCGTGCGGCGGTAGCGCTAGCGAGGTTCTGAGTGCCGGTGTCGGTCGGTGACGCTTGACCGCCGATGAGCACGTTGAGCGGCGTGACAAGCTCGTCGCCGCCTGCCACTTCGGGCAGGTTCTTGCGTGCGCGTGCTTCGTTGCGGGTCAGCCACGGGGCACCGGTCGCGGTGGACATGACCTGTGCTTCTTCGTGGAAACTGCCGCGTAGCTTCGCGTCTACGTCGGCTTCGACGTACAGCAAGCCGGTGTCGTCAAGATCGGCCGTGAGCATCGCGTTGATGACTTGCTCCCACGCCGCGAACATGGGACCGAGCGCGTCGCGGTACAGCATTTGCCGGAACGCTTCAACATTGCTGTAGGTGCCTTGCCGTGCGCCGACAAGCTCCGGCGCGATGTGGAACGCCGCCGCAACTTCAGCGTCGCTGAGCTGACGGCCTTGAATGTCGTCCGTGTCCTTCGGGCTGAACGCGTCCACTTTCTGCAACGTCATGCCGTCTTGCAGCAGCGGCGTACCGCCTTCGGTGCCGCCGCCTCTGACGTAGGTTCGCCAGCCGGCGAGAAATCGGTCACGTGCCGTGTCGGTCCACGGCGGCGCGGTCGAGGGTCGCTGCAACACGACCGGCACACGTGCTGAGTTGCGCCACACGGCACGGCGGTACGCGACAGCTTCGGACGACTCTTGCAAGATCGCCGCGAGTGTCCGCATCGGTGACGTACCGGTCGCCGTCAACGGCGCGTAGCCGTGATCAAGCAGGCAGTCGGCCGGGTCGATCTTCACTTTGCCGTCAACCCAGACGGCATCGACGCGGCCGAAGCCGTCTGAGTCGAATGTGACGCGCTCGGCTTGCAGCCGCAGCAGCTCAAGCACGCGGCGTGTCTTGTCGGCCGGCGCAATCTTGACGACGCACCAGCGGTCGTACAGCAGCCAGTCAACGATGACGGAGTGCCAGAACCGGAACGGGATCATGCCCGCTGACGGTGACGCGAGAATCTTCGCCAGCGGATGATCAGTGACGCGCTGCCGGTCGGTGTCCGACACGCGGCGGTACAGCTTCAACGGCGTTGAAGCGACCGCACGCGCCGCGAAGTCAACGACCTTCCGCACGGACGGCTGCGACGACCACACGCTGAGCGGGTTCACCGTTTGACCGGCGACCGCTTCACGGAAGTCGGTGAACGTCTCAACCGTTGCGTCAAGCAACAACGGCCCCGTTGAGTGTGGACCGTACGTCGGCTGCCGCAGCTCGGTCAGTTGTCCGCCGGAGATGACGTTAGCCATGTCAGGCGACCTGCATCCAAATCACGCGGTAGCGGTCAATGATCACGTCACCGTCCATGTCGGTCGCCTCACCTTGATCGGGTAGTAGCGCCGCGTTTTGCAACGTGACGGTGCGGTCGGATGCGTACGCGAGAGTGCCGGTCATCGTGTGTTCGTCAAGCTGCACAAGCACCGTGCGGCCGATGTAGCGGTGGAGGTCGTGCGCCACGAGCTGCCCCGCCTCTCTCGGTTACGCGATGACGAAATCTGAGTCCTCATAGGCGGACCGCTTATCTGCTTCGGCTTGCGCAAGCCCATCGAGTGCCATCACGAGAGCTACAACGCCGTCGATCTTGTCGGCGGCGAGCTGCTTGGCTGGCTTCACATTTCCGGCGGCGTCCATCGCGACAGCGAGGTTGTCGATCTGCCACCGCATCGCCGGGTTGCCGCCGTGCCGCAGCTTCGGCTCAGCCGCCGTACCGGACAACACGAGCCGTTGCAGCTCTTTCGTCGGCGCACTCATCGACGCGAAGCCTTGACCGAGCGGTCGCATGGGCACGTTCTCACCGGTCAAATCGGTCACGAGCTGCGTTGCGTTCCAGCGGTCGTACGCAACGTCGCGCACATCGAACGCCGCGACGTCAGCGAGCACTTGCTCCTTTATGTAGTCGTAGTCGGCGACGTTGCCCGGTGTCAGCGTCAAGCGGCCTTCGCGGACCCACACCGACGCCGAACCGGCCGTACGCCGGTCGAGCGATTCGAGCGCGTCAGCCGGAACCCACAGCCGCCACAGCGCATCGACGCCGCCGGAGCCGTCCGGGAAAACCCACGCGAGCGCACACAGGTCCGACGTAGACGCAAGGTCGAGCCCGCCGTACGCCGTGCGGCCTTTCAGTGCGGCTTCGTCAACGAGTCCGGCGTTGCGGTCCCAAGCGGACAGCTCAACGAACCGTGTCTCTTGCTTCGTGCGGATGCCGAGATGTAGCCGCAGAAACTTCGCAAGATCAGCCGGTGACCGCCGCGCACGTTCAGCTTCACGCGCGATAGACGACGCGGTAGGGCTGATCCCGTAGCCAGGGTTCGCCGCTTTCCATGTCGCCTCGCTGAACGGGTCAGCGTCGTCCGGTGCGGCGAACACGACACCGTACGTCGATGCGGCAACGAACACGCGCCGCGCAAGTTGCTCGATGTAGACACGGTTGCGGCTGTAGACCGTGTTCGGTTTGCCGTCGTCAGCCGTTGTGATCTTCACAATCAGCGGCTGCCGGCGGCTGCCGGTTCCGGTTTCGAGCGCGTCAACAAGGTCAGGCGTCTTGTGCAAATGCAGCTCGTCAATAATCGTGCCGTGAAGGTTCGCGCCGTGCTGCGCCGACGCCGTAGACGACACCACCGCGAAATACGAACCGGACGCCGGATGCACGATCCGGTACTGCAACGCCTTCACGTGGCCTTTCAGGTCCGGCGCGCTCGCCGCGAGCTGCTTGATCGGCGCGAACACGAACGCTGCTTGACCGGCCGTCGTCGCCGCCGCGACAACTTCCGCGCCGGGCTCGCCGTCCGCCGCCGTCAGATACATTGCGATACCGCCGCACAGCGTTGACTTGCCGTTCTTACGCGGCACGTCGCAGTACAGCTCGCGTACGACGCGCACCCAGCGGTCGCCGTCGCGGCGGACCCAGCCGAAGACCGGCGCAATGATGTACGCGACTTGCCACGAATCCGGCGTCAGCGGCTGGCCTTTCCATTCGCCTTTCGTGTGCCGCAGCATCGAGAACGCTGCAAGCACACGGTCAACGCGCGCCGGGTCGAACCGCGCCGACCGCAGCACGCGGCCCGCCTCGGGCGTCTTGATCAACGGCGGACACGTCGGCAACTTGATGCCGCGAGACAGCAAGTAATACGCAACTTCCGGGGACAACTTCAGCCGGGCAAGCTCCGACTTCGACGGCAGCTCAACGTCACTGACCGTTTGACGCGAACGGATTGTCACTCTCGTCCTGCTCGGCGGTACTTCCGGCGACACGGCTGCGCGCGCTCGGCGTCAGTCCAAACTCTTGCGCGAACGTCCGCACCGTGAACGCCGCGTCGCGCTGAATCGCGAGCGCCGGGTTACGGACCAGTCCGCCCATGACGCCTTTGATCAAGATCGAAGACTGCGCCAAGACTGCCGACGCTTTGCGGTGGTTCACGACCG